AGTTAATCTTTTCTTTTCTCTTTTTCTTTTTTTGCTTCTTTTTTTCTTTTTCTCTTTTCTTATTTTTCTTTTTCTTTTTTTAATTTTTTCGTCAAATATTTTGCGGATTAAAAAATAGTCCATAGATTTGTCCTGTGAGTTTAGGGAATCAGCATACAAAGTTTTTAGAGGTTAATCAACTTAAGGCCCTCGCATCCCTTCCCAACTCACACACAGTGGGGGCCTTTTTTTATCATTATGGAAACATTAAAAGCAATTTGCATTAACGACAAGGGAAGACCTGCTGACTACGTAGGCCCATGGATCGAGAAAGGCACAACGTACACCGTAACCAAAGTTGTAAAGCTTGTAAAGCATCACATGGCTTTAGGCTTTCAACTTGAGGAAGTTCCATTTCCTGAAGGAAGTAAGTACAAATACTTTTTAGCTGCTAGGTTCAGACCTCAGACTGAGGATGATGATAATGCTGAAGCTGCGTTTGAAGAGTTAATGGAGTCAATTGCTGTTACGGTATTAGATTAGTTTTGTTACAGGAGCAACTAAATAAATTCACTGATATCGTTTTCCATGAAGACGAGCACAAGTACACCTACAATGGTTACGAGTGTAGATCAGTAACAACTCTTCTTAAAGACTACAAACATATCTTTGACGATGTCCTAATTGCAGGCAAATATGCTAAGAAGCACGGGATGGAACTTATTGATGTTCTTAAGAATTGGGATCAGATACGTGAGAAATCCGGAACCATAGGAACTGAAGTTCATAGATACGCTGAGATGAAGTTTCTTCAGAAGGCATATATACCTCATTGGTATGAATATGAACCACCTATGCAGCTTTTAACCTACGTAGACAACTTCTATCAAGACACTAAGAATAAGTTGATTCCTGTTAAGCTAGAGTTCGTTATAGGAAGTTTTGATAAGCGTCTATGTGGAATGATTGATAAGTTATTCTGGAACGTAAAAGCTAAAGAACTACAGATTTGGGATTATAAGACTAGCAAGAAGATTGAAACCAGCAGTGCGTTTAAGAATAAAATGAGAAATGGATTACAGCATTTAGATGACTGTGAATATAACACATACAGCTTACAATTAGGCATATATAAAAAAATAATTGAGACGGAATGTCAAATTAAATTAGGTAATTCCTATATTTGTTGGTTAAATGCAGAAAATGACAACTATAAAGTCATTAAAACAGCCGGCATGGAACAGGAAGTAGACCTAATTTGGAATTCAATATGAGCACCTCAAGTGCATACTCTAGCAACAAGCTACAACAAATCCTAGATAACGGAACTCAGCACTTTATCATAAAGTCTTACATCTATCCTGCCTTCGAACATCAGCGTAAAAAACCCGAATATCATCTATATTGGATCAATATGAATAAAGGCGTATTTGAAGATATGCCTAAATATAGACATATGTCATTTAAGATGCTAAACAAGAAAGAAATGAAATTATTCTTTTTGATTATGGATCAGTACCATATGCCTATCAATAACAAACAGGGAATAGTTTGGGAGAATAAAAAACTAGGCCTCGATAAAGACCTAGTTAAGTATCTTTAAGATGCGACCTGTGCGTTTGTCTACCTTAGCAAGTTTCATTCTGTAATTCGTTTCCTTCGATTGAACATATTTTGTCACCACGTGCGTTTCTTTGTCCTGAGACTTGATATTTTCCGGGTCGTATCTAGTATGCGCCTGAGCGTTGATATACGCAAAGGCAATAGCAAAGATGGCATCATCATAATCGTATCGAGTATCCGCTGCTTGGTAACGAGTCTGTCTATGGCTAGTTGAGCTCTTCAAATCCTTCTCTACAAACGTCTTCAGCTGCTCCCACAGCCAGGGAACGTCTATATTGATGCCATAGGCATCAATCATTTCCTCGACTTTCGCAATAATTCTCGGTGCCGTATTAGCTTTATTGGAAATGCCGAACCATTTCCCACCATAAGTCTGAAAGTATTCCGGTAGTTGAGTGTTAGCGGTGAATTTTGTCTTGAAACCGTGTATTTCTTGGAAGTCAACGTGCATATCACCGATGTTATTCTCTACAAGTTCCTTTGCACCGCCTCTACGTTGTTGATCGTAGTACAAACTTTGCAGTAGTACCTGTAGGTAGGTGTATTTAAACTTGCGATCACGGTGGAATACTACGGAAGCTACGGTATTAGTCAGTGAATCCCATATGGCACTACACATCATGGAGTGTCCTGTCTCGGAGTTAATGGGGTCAGTACCTTGGTACCAACGATTCTTCCACACTTCACCATTTGGTGGGTGATGTACGACCATTGCTGTGGTGGATACGTCTTCTCTACCTGAGGTGTTTATCCATCTAGCCCCTGTTATACGGTATTCTGTAATCAAATCTGGCGTAGGTTGGCTCATGTCCATAATAGGTTCGAAGTATCCGTACTCGATAGGCACATCTTTACCGTATATCTCGCTTAATCTTTGGTTACAGTAATGAATCGGAACGAGTGTTCTCGCTTTTCGGAGGAACATATCGTCAATTGTGATAGGATAATGTTGGTGGAACTGGACTTTTGCGACTTCTCCTTTTTTGGTTCCCTCAAGTGCCAGGTACGCTTTGCGTTCATTGGCAATGTGTTGGTCTGTGACCCCCCTACGGGCGTAAGCGTTAAAGAATAATGGTATGATTCCATACTCAAAGTTTTTATCCCTCCACTGACTGAGACACATTTTGAACTCGGCTTCGAATACTGATCCACCTTTGTCCATTTCGCCTCCTGTACCCCATGCAATAAACTGTTGCTGCATGGTCATTTTGCCTGTTTCAGGGTTGTATTTAAATAAGGCAGGTCGACCTTCACGCATCATCTCACCGAATATGTCGAATAGACCAATCTCATCGATGAATACTGCTGATGGTGAACCACCATTGATTGCATCTACCTGCGGACTATCTACCTGAAAGCGTGATGCACCACCTTCGTCACGACCTTTCTTATCACCCTTCTTATCGAATGACATCACTTGGTCTGTCCAGTTTCTAACGTCCTGAGCTATGTAATCAGGAATCTTAGTGTAGGTCCACTTTACTTTATCTCGGAAGATCTCGACACCCTTATCTTTGGAGTGGGTAACGAATTTAATGAAGTAGGACTTATTGAGGTTTACACGCTTCATCCCTGCAAGACACATGGTTGTGGTAAAACCAATCTGTCGGGCCTTACCAATCATCATTGAGTATCCGCAGTCAAATAGGAATAGAAGAACTTTCTGTGCATCCCACGCTTGGTAGCGGAGCATACCGTTCTCGGACTTATCTTCCTTAATGAATCCGTATTTATTACAGAAGTAAAGTGTGTTGTCGTTACATTTCTGTATCTCGGTTGCTAACCAATTGTATTGATCCTCTTCATTTACAAAGTCTGTAATGAGGGTATCATCTTCTAGCCAAAGTCTGGCTTGTTCGCAGTACAGATCGAAAGGCTTGAAGCTTACTTTATTCTGCCAACCGCTGTTTATGCTGTCAATCCAATCCACGAATGGTTTTGGATAATCGAATTCAGCATGGTTAGGCTTCCAGTCTGTGGTAAGTATTGGCCTTCGAGCTACACCGTCTTTAGTTTGACGCATATAGCAGTTTTAAATTATACTCGTCTCTTAGTTTTGCCCATAGGAGCCTGACCAGCTAGAGGCGCAGCTGTTCTTTTTTCAGCAGAAACAGAAACAGAAGTAGGACGTAATGTAGGCATAGAGCTCATTGTTCCTTTTGTTTTTGTAGTTTCTGTCATTCTATTTTGCATTTTAGGATAAGTGTTATACCCTTTTTTAATAGTATTCACTTTCTTAGGATCCTCATTTGCACGCTGTACAGCAGCAGCTAGTTTTGCTTTAATACTCATCACTTAAGAATTAATAGTTTTTCATTCCTTTTTTCATAGCAGGCTTAGTGGATTTACCCTTAGGCATTTTTTCCATTTTAGCTTCGCCTTTAGCCATTGCTTTCTCAATAGCTTTTCCGATTTTCTTTTTCATCATTGTTTTCATAACACTAAATTTAATTAATCACAGTATTTTTTATCCTTGGTATTTTTGTACATCAACTTAAATCCAGGCTTACAAGCGCAAGACATATCTTCCTTAAGACTATTGGTTGATGCCGGACGGCCCTCTACTCGACCTTGGCCTAAGTAGCTACCATTCTTCTTGGGATTTGATGCCCAGTATTTATCTCCTTTCATAATCAATGTTTTGTCAAAGATAAAAATTATTTGTATACGAAAAAAGGGGCCGAAACCCCTTTCCAATCAAAACAAACAGTATACAAACAAAAAACAAGAGTTCAAATATAATAATTATAATGGAAACTTACAACTATCTACTAATTTTTCTGTGCGATCAGTGTTATTCTTTTTATCTATGGTTCTTTTAGTATCTATAATAAGGATTCTTCCGCCTACAGGTTTGGCAGGGGCACCTCGTTCTATGTGCCACCCCTTGCTACCGTCACCGTACTCTTCTTTGTAGGTACCGGTAATCATCATATGTACCTGCTGATGCTTATTAACCCAACCATTTGCTATAGTATGATCAATGGTATCACGCACTATGTTAGTGCATTTATTCTCGTGGATATGTCCCATCGAAAAGACCTCAAAATCCTCATACATCTCTAGGGCTCTAGTCAAATTGATCTCACCACGGGTCACTATACCCCCTCCTCCCGAGCCATGAAAATATTTGATCTTGGTAGATACTCTATTGTTAGCTCTAGGCTCCTGTTTAACCACTAGCCACCCACCATATCCTCCGGTCTGTACGTTAGTATGGTTTTTGTAATTAAGAAGGTCAACAAAGCGCTGAAGTACATCTGTCTCATGGCGTTTAAGTATTGCGGTTTCGTGGTTGCCGTATCCAACAACGGTAATTAGGTGTGCGTATGGTGTGAAGAAGTCTACTGCCGTTTCAATAATAGAATCTAAGTAGCGAATATTGTTATGCTCCGGGCGTATGTCAGACTTAGTACCCCTTGGGTCCCATTTTCCTTGCATAAGACAGAATGTATCTCCGTTAAACACCATGGGCATAGATTCTTTAAGGCAGTAATCTAGGTGTCTTTTAAGTAAATCCCAGTCGCATTTAGGATTGTCCCAGTGGATATCAGAGAACATACCGATTTGAACTCTTGATCCGTGAACGTGTAGTTCGTGAATGTTTTTTGTGTGCCTAGTTAGTTTCATAAATCATTATTAGAATACTGCTCATCTAGTTCCTCGTTGCGCTGAGGCATACGGTCAAATTCTTTTACACAATAGAAGAGCTTCTTAATTGTTCCTTTGTAAAAGTATATAGGATTGACCATGTAGGTTCTTCGATTCTTTTCGGTTGTAAATCTAATAATATCTTTGGCACAAAGTTCTTTGATGCTGTTCATTACGAACTTCATATTCATATCCGTTAACTGCTGGATATCACGCAAACTGTAATTTTTCAAAGAATTACCGTATCCCATCTGCTGTGTCATAAACCTAAGCATCCTATTCGATGACGGCTTAAGTTCGTTCATAGTAGCAAGCGACTCAGTGAAAGTAATCATGTAGCGCATCTTCTTTCTACGCAGCAAGTTCCCAATTACCTCATCAGCCTGTGCATTGTACCCCTCGGCTATAGGGACAAATTGTCCCTTGCTATCTTTGTAGTAAAGATCAAGTCCCTTAACTTTATTATTAATCACCCTGTCTGCCTCTAGCAGAATCAAGTCAAATACTATATTATTCATTTCTTAGATTTTAGATTGCGATCCACAATAAGCAAGTCCACATTGATTTTAATTTTCTTTAATAAAGACAAGTTCTGCTTGTGCCTAGTGTGCTCATAGAATATCAAGCCACTCAACGCACGACTGAACTCCATCGCATCCATATCACCCTTCATCTTGTTACAATCCCCACAGGACGGAACCTTATTGGCATTACTTAACTTGCCACCACGACTCTTAGGTATTAAGTGATCTACAGTCCTGCTGTAATCATCTAGCCTGCACTTACAATAAGCACAAACACTTAAGTCTACTCCACTCTTACTAATCATAACTTACCACTAAGCATTAGTATGTCTATGTCTTCTATCGTCTCCGCAACAGTAAAAGAATCATATCTAGTTCTTAAAGTTGTGCAACCAGAATCATCAGAATTATTCCAAGCTATAATCTCAGATACTTTAATTCTAAAATCATCAAACTCACTATAATCTACATTCAAGCCCATGTCACTATACCTCTCAGAGTCCTTATTTACAAACTTGCATTTAGTCAATAAATAACCCCTCACAACAGTAATTGCCATATCATATAATTTTATTACAAAGCTATATATATTAATTTGAAAAAACAAGCACTTTGTATATACTAATGGCAGAACAACTTGTTACCACTTTTTCACATACTAACTTATTACTAATCAAGCACTTACAAATACTCTCTATATACTGTTTATCTCTACATGGTCCTAACAGAATATCATTGATGCCCAGAAATAAGTAATTAGGTATGGAATATACCTGATTGATTATTGACGGGATAGAATCAGCCTGTAAACCAATCATTTATTTCTCTACACACATCTACCCTATACCTAGTACTACTACCCCTCCCCCTTTTTATATCGACATACCCTATATTTTACTTTGATACCCCCTGTGCTCCCGAAAAGTATCTCTGTTTTTTGAAAAAGTATCTCTGTTTTTTTAAGTCCTATACATGGCATGGTATCCCCTACCTTATGACAGGGAAAACCGAAATTGCTAACTGCCTCATTCTCAGCAACTTAACTATCTTTTTTGTCCTATCTTATTGATTGTCAAGGCTTTGGGCATCAACTTTGGTACAATTGGGCTTAATTATGCGTTAATTATAGTCATTCACAGCCTCAATTTTATGTCAAATTAGGCTACAAAAGTATGTACTTTGTTCCTTTTGATTCACTTGTTTTATGCTCAAAATTGGCTTATTTTGTGCCAATTATATACTATTTTATCAATTTCTTTATTGTTGATTTTCTCAGTGTTTATAAGGCTTTCCGAGTTATTG